TGGTAAGCTTCTTTTCCTTCGGCCATACGAGACGCATGCATTAATTGTGCGTCTGACATTGCCATTTTAGTCTTCTGCTTGTTAGCATAAATCTTACTACCAGCAGAGACGGCTAATTTAATTGCCGAAAACCACATATTAGTACCAAGTAGCTATTTTTTTCTTTTCAGCTAGCATTCTTTTAGTTCCTCTAACTTTTTCCTTGTCTCCTGTAGGAATATTGTTAAATGCACCATCAGCTGTAGTCTTAGATCTTGGATCTATCTCTACATTTTGACTTGGAACTGCCATTTGCTTTGCTTTTTTATAGTTTATCATATTTTTACCTTACCATAAGATTAATTTTCGTCAATAACTGACATTTGTTGTACTCCTTGTTTTGCAAGACTAACACCTGCACGTAATTTAGCTAAATCTTCGTTTTGATCCATCTTATCTTCCGCTAAATCTCTTGCTTGCATTAATTTTGCTCTATCAAAGTTTGCTTTTGTTTCATCTGCTTCTTTTTTACGTTCATTTTCCATTGCTCTAAGGTCCACTTCACGTGATTTTAGTTTTAATAGAGGGTCATTATCAAATTGTGATGTAATTTGCTTCTCTTCCTTCATGTATTCTTCTGTCATTTCAGCAATTAAAACTGATTTTCTTGCTTCAATCTCATTTGTCATTGCTTGAAGTTGTTGTGCGACCTGTGGATTGGTTGCAGCCATCTGTTGCATCTGTTGCATTTGACCTAATTGCTCTCTGTACTCTAATTGAACCTGTTCTTGAGCCATTAAACTTATGTGTTCAAGTATATTTTTTTGTATTGCAGCCATTATAGACGGATTATTTCTAACCATGTTAGTTGACATAAAGTTTAAGTGAGCTGTAATGTGTGCTCTATGGTCTTGACCAGGAAAAGCTTGAAAAGGTTTTCCACCTAAAGCATTTATGTGTTCCATGCTAGGATCCATCGGCGCATTTGGTGCCGGTGGTGGTAAAACTGCGTCAACATCTTTTACACCAATCGCATTATACATGTTTCTATAAATTTGATACATGTTGTGTAACTGTGGATTCGATGTTGCGATCTGTAATTGTGTTTGTGCAAGTGTAATTCTCTGACTCATTGAGAATATATTAGGATCTGCAACTGGTATGACATCAACTCTGTTATCAAAGTCAGATTGTTTTACATTTCTTGCACCACCAACAACATCATAAGGATATTCTGGTGGTAGATATTGTGAAACAATTTTTCCAAGTAATCTAAATTCTGATTTCATTGCTGCATAGCATCTTTTGTGTATTGCAGACATAACTCTTGAACCACGTTCTAGTAATGCAACTGTAGTTCCAACGGCCGCTGCTTGATTACCATCGCCAACATTCATATCAGCTATACTCGCGAATCTTTGACCAGCTTGTACTACAATTCCTAATAAGTTTAATAAAGTTTGTGATGGTTCTTTGTACGGTAGAGGAAAAAATGCATCTCTTAAATTACCACCCGGTGCATCTACATCTTTAAATTCACCTGGTTGTATTGGTGATGCTTCATCTCTAACTCTAACTCCACGTTGTTTAAATCCAGCAGGTAAATTTGATAAAGTTCCTGCGTCTAACAATTGACGGAGAGCCGCCGTTGCCGTACGACTCAATCCGCCAATCATGTGAATGAGTCCAAAGCCATAAAATCCTAGTCCTGGCAGAAATTTGAAGTGGACAAAATATTGGATTTTATTTTTCTTTAGATCATCGGGCGCATAGTTTCGTCTTATAGACAAAACTTTCCTACTACCTTCATCGACTGTTACGAGGTAAGGTAATTTTATTCCAGTTGGTTCTTGGTTTTCACCAACTTCTTCAAAACCTTCTAAGTCTAAATTAACATGACATTCTATTAAAGTATAAACAGGTTCGTTCTTTCCTGTTTTCTTTGTTCCTTCTAGTTCACGTTCTTTTTTTTCTAATTCGTTATTTGAATCTGTACCTGGAGGTCCTAATTCAACGTCACTGTAAAAACCACTGACTTGTTGTTTTCTTAATTCATTTTCAGAAATTTTTATTTTGTGAATAACTGCCTCCGCATCATCTAATGAGGTAGCTGTATACGGGACAATTAATTCATCTGCAGGTACAAACTTTGATACTGCTCTACCCATTGGTACATCGTAGTATATTTTTTTAAAAGTTGATCCTGCTAATGGTAAATGAAATAACATTGAATCAAACTCTGATTCATATTCTTTCATCTGATCCATAATTAAATAATTCATAAAATCTTTAACACGGCCTGCTTGTTGTTCTCTTGCAGGATTTTTCATACCAATAATTTGAGTTCTTACTGGTCCATCACTTGGTAATAATTCTTTGTAAGCTTGTGCTTGAAACTGTGTTACCGCTTCTGCTAGCACTGGGTGAGTTGCACCTGACGCTCCTTGAAAAGGTTCTGTTCTATTTTCGTATTTAAAACCTAAAAGATCTAAACCAGTTTTATAAGATTGTTCCCATTCTTTTCTTGAAGATTTATAATCCATGTAGTTTTGAACCATTTCATTTCCAAGTGGTTCTAAAACATCATCTGGTAAAAGTTCTGCTAAGTTATCAAAGTGTGATTCTGTTCCTGGTACATTAATCGCACCTGGTTCGTAATCAATTGTAGCTCCACCATCTTCTTCTGGTATAACTTCAACTGGTCCTTTTGGTTCTTCTGTTTGTTCCTGAACAGCAACTTCTTGTAATTCCTCTTCTGAAGGAACTTCAATTTGTTTTCTAGTGTTCGGGAGTCCTTTATCTATATCTGCCATTTATTACTCCTTTATCTTCTTAACATTTTTATATACATAAGGCAACCCTTGAGGGGTTGGCCCTGATTCTGGTGGTGGGCCTTCTGCTATACCGCCACTTGCTAAATTAGCGATCCCACCTGCATCTGCAACTCTTTGGTTTGCTTCTTCTATTTGAAACATGTTTTTAATTAAATCTAGCCCTGAAAGAGTTTTAGGTTGAAATTTTTTTTCTGTAAAATAACCTGCAGGAAAATTTATAGGTGTTTTTTTGTAATCAATATAGTCTTGTGGATCAGCTTCTATAGCTCCTATGTTTTTTAATCCTTTTAAATATTCAATTATATCTTGATCTGAATATTGTGTGTACAAATCTTTCATTGCAGTGTTAGCTTTTGCCACTCTCATAGAATCTGCATTCACTCCTTGAGGAACTGATATAACACCTAGATCAAATTGTCTTTGACCTTCTTGTCCTTGTATATATTCTTGTGCAAGATTTGATGCATCTTGAAATGCTTCAGCAGATATTATGTTTGCATCTTTTTGTAATTGACTATCTTGTATAAAAGGACTTGATTGTTTTTCATAAGCTCTTTGTTTTTCTCTTTCAGCTTCTGTCATTAATTGATCAACACGTCCTCTTTGTTGTGCTAAAAATTCTTGGTCACGTGCTTTATTAAAAGCAGAAATTCTATCTTGTGCCTCGAACCCTTCTTGAAGATTAGTTTTATCAGCTGTGCTCTCTAACATCTGTTCTCGTTGCAATAATGTTGGATCTAACTCACCTCTGTATTTTCTTGGATCTAAATATGATAAAAAACTTTCAGCCCATGCTTGCTTTAATGGTTTACCACCTAAAACTTTGTTACCGATAATTGCTCCTTCGAATACTGCCTCACCGAGAATGGCTCCTGGACCTAAAAAATTTTTTAATAATCTACCTTTTGATGCAACTTCAGCTGTCTTAACTAATTGTCTTGCAGCTTTTTTATCTCCGCCTGCTGCTTTCTTTTTAGTTTCATTTAAACCATCTCTAATACATTCATCACTAAATTTAAAACCAATACGTCCACCATCTGCTTTATCAATTCTACATTGTGGAAGTTTACTATAGCTTTGTATGTCTTGTAGAATTGCTTGTTCTGTTTTAGGAGCGTTTTTTACTAAATTTTTAAATTCTTTTGTCTCTACAGTTTTAACAGGAATAGAAGTTTTTTTACCTGTAATAGATTTTTTATAATCTAAACCCACTGGTTTAGAAGAATAATCTATTACTATTCCATTTTCATCCATTACTGGAGTAAGCTTATTAAAACCCACAAGACCTTGATATTCTTTTGGAAGGTCTGTTTTAATTTCATCCAACACTGCGGCTAGTTTTTTATTTATATTTTCAAGTTTTAAAGAATCTGCTTTTACATCATTAAAATCTAAACTATATGCTTCATCTACAAGTTTTAATATTTTAGTATCATATTTAGATAAGTCGGCATTTATTTTTTTAGTTATAACAGCATACTCATCTGTTTTAAAAGGCACTCTATCTCCAATAGGCATCATATGGTGAAGAACATAACCTTCAGGAGTTTTTGCAAAAAGTTGTCTACCCTCTTCTAATTTTTGAAATACACGTCTTTTATTTTTTGCAAAAGGTCTATTATTTGGATCTGCTTCTCTAATTTTTAAAGGGTTTTTTTCTCTATAATCAGAAACCCAATTTTCTGCTTCTTGTAAAGAATTAAAACCTTGTGAATCACCTCCGGTAGCTTTTTTTCCATCTTTAAGAGTAATAGTAGGTTTATATTTTATTTTTGTTTCTCCGGTTTTGTAGTTTATATACTCCTTAGCAACCACATTGTTAGCTGGTCTAAAAGGTGTTTTTTTTGTTCTTACGAATTCATCAGGAGTATCTGCTATTTTTGCTTCTCTTGCTTCTTCCAAAGTTTTAAACAAAGGTTGTTTTTTTCCTCCAACCCCTTCTATTGTGTATCTAACAGAGCCAGAGTTAGGGTTTTCTACTTTAAAAATTCTAGCTTTGTTTTTTCCATAACCAGCATATTCTTCAGTAGGAGTTATAGTTCTATATTTATCTAATTTTTTTTGACCTGGAGGAAGATCTTTTTTATCTCTTTTAGCTAAACCTTCTCTAAAATCTTTTTCTAAAATAATTGAATTTTTTATAGCTTCTTTAGCATCTTTTTTATTTTTAAAATAATCTGTATAAAGAGTTCCATCTTTATTAGGTAATTGAACTTCATATTTAAAATCTTTCATTTTTTTATTACCCATTTGCATTTTTTTAAAATCAGAAAGTTCTGTTATTTGTTTATATTTTGATTCCTTATACCCGGGCCGTGATCCGTCGTCACTGGGTTGTACCAACATACCACCATCCATCTTTGGGTTACGTTCTTCAAAGTCTTTAAACATATCTCTGTCTAAAGTTTTTTGTGGTTTGTCTATTTTATCTGCTGTTGTAATTTCTTCTTCACCATCAAAGAGATCCATTAGCTCTATGATTTTAATATCTTTCATTTACTCACCTAACATTCTAGCGATACCGCCTGATGCTTTTTTAATTGTTAAAGAATCTGAATCACCCACTTCTTCTAAAATTTCTTTTAATTCAATTCCATCTTGGTAATCAGGGTCATTATAGTTATCTTTGTAAATTCTAGAATTAGATTCTGTAACTTCTTCGTAATTATCTGGTGGTTTTTTACCTTTTGTAGTTTCATCAGCTTGACCTTTTGTATATGTCATATATTCGTTTTTAGTAATCATGTCGTCTTC